CATTGATCTGGTCTGATTTAACTAATATATCATCTTTTAAAGCAGTCTGTCTATTTGTAAAATCCTTTTTTTGCTCTATAAGAGCATCTACTTTAGCATTATGTGCTGCTACAGATTCATTATGAGTTTGTGCTTTATTGTTATTAGCAGTCTGTAGATTATATTCTACAGTTAGTTCTCTAATACGTTCTTTACTTGCGTCTATATCTGGATATTCTCTAGTTAAGTTAGTATCTATAATACTGTGTAGAGTTTCCCAGCGTGCTATATTAGTTTGATTGCTTTCCCATTCTTTTGTTTCTGATTCTATAGTTTTAATTTCTTGCGACCATACTTTAGCTTTTTTCATTGCTTCTGCATGTATAGACGATTTATCTACTATCTGTTTACTAAGTTCTGTAGCCATAGATTCAATATGCGTAGTGTCTATAGCTTGCCCACAGGTAGTACAGTGAGATGTTAAATCTATACTTTCTAGTTCTTTTTTATGTGCGGATATTTCTGAGTTAAGAACTGCTAAATCATGTTTTAGAGTTTGATATTCATCATAGTACATAAAAAGTTCTGGTTTAGTTATTGCTCCATCGAACTTGATAGATTCAAACTCTTGTATATATAAATTATTTTTATCTATCTTTTTACAAATATCATTATAATTTTTAATTTCTTGTTGTAGTATACCAATTTCCTGTTGTAGATTTGCTTCTACTTCAGGTATAGTTACCGCACTTTTCTTATCAGGAATAGAAGTGCTATTAAGAAAGTCTTCTACTGATTTAAGTTCACCTTGTAGTTTAATATTATCTTTTTCTGTAATAGATGTTTTAGTTTTAATCTTATCACCTATGGTAATATACTTTTCTAAATTGAATAAATTGATTAAAAACTTTTTACGATTTGTGTCTGTAGCTTTAAGAAAGTCTAATAAATCAGTAGATGACTGATAAGTTAGCTGAGAAAATACTTCAAAATCTGTACCCACAACTTGTGATATTTTTTTATAAGTATCTAATACTTTATGTTCTGATTCATCTACTCCATCTTTTATAAACTTAACTTTAGTTTGAGCTCCTGATCTAGTAACTATAACTTCACAGTCACTAGAATCACAGGTAAAAGTTAGTGCAGCGTTCCAAGACTTACCCTTAACCCAACGATTAAGAATATCAGTTTTCTTTATTCCTTTTACGTTTTTATTGAATAGTATCTCTTGTATAATCATAGCAATAGAAGACTTACCACTACCGTTAGGAGCAGTAAGCTGTGTAATACGACTATTATCTAAATTAATTATATTGTTTTCTCCATAAGAAAACATATTTGAAAACTTTAATTGTTTTAAAACTATACTACTCATAGTATGTATCCTTAAATGCTTGCTTACTAAATAACTCTCTCAAATATCTTAGTGTAAACTTATCCCATGTAATAAATGTTTGCCTACGGTTATTGTGTGTTGAAAATAATTTATCTTCTATAATAGGTATTATATTAGCACTTTTTTCCCAACCTGTCATTTTGATTCTGCGTTCCAGTTGGGGGTATGCTTCATAAATAAAATCATTATTCTTGTCCCCGGGTTGTGTGTCATCAAAAGCAGCAGCATAATGACAAAATATAGGCTCTAGAGAGGTAAAAGTAAAAAACTTATGTTTCTTAGATATAGCATACTTAACTATATTAGGTGAGTCTTCCCACCATCCTATTCCTAACTTTCTATGAAAATCAGGGTTATGTCCAGAGAATACTATAATTTCATTATTTTTTACGCCTTCAAATATATTAGTTAGCGCTACTTGAGAATAAGAATGAGTAAACTGTCCATGCTCTACAGCATCAGGTATTGTATGACTCATCATTTTATCTACTGATAGATTTACAATGGTATAATCTATAAAACGTTTTTTACAATACTTAGCTGCATAGCCAATATCATAATCATTTACTCCTTCAAATAATCTTTGAGATACTGCCCTAAAAGGGATACCTTGTGTATGAAAAGATTCAGCAGTTACTTCGGAGTCTATACCTCCGCTAAGTGCTAATACAAATTTATAATCACTATATTTTTTAGCAAACATAGCTACTAATAAGTCCAAATCTTGTTTAAAAGATTTTCCTCTGCGTTTATATTCTGGAACTATAACTCTACAGCCCATACTAGGTAAAAATGCAGAACATTGATAATCAAACTCTGGTCTTAGATACGATTTATTTTGTAGATATTCCCAGTATACTCTATTAAGTGATAAATCAATTTGCATATATACTTTTAAACTCCGTTAACACTTTATCGGTATCTGCTACCTTAATATGATCTAAGTATAGCTCTAGTTCCTCATGTATTGTTTTATTTTTAAGATCTAGTGTAGAACCTTCTGTGGGTTTTTCTACCATCTTTTTATCTAATAACTCAGAATTAGCTATTAAGGCTAGTTCATCTAGTGATCCTGTAATTTCATATATCACATGATGTCTCGCATCTGTTTTCATATCTTCACCAACTGTAATTTTGCGGCGCAGCAGTTTAGGTAAATCTAGATTGTGAAATGTACGGGTATAGTTATGTGAGTCTACCACATCATAAATATCCACTCCATATTCTCGCTTATCATCTCTATCAAACGTGGTATTTAACGGAGAACCAGGGTAGTAACAGTTGCTGTCACCATAACGATGATTGAAGTGTAAATCACCAAGTAAGCATAAGCCCCAAGAGGAGAGTAAGGAAAAATCATATTCAGGTGTAATGTGTGGAGGCACTTCACCCCTGATATGCGTAACCAGAATATCATCTTCAATATATTCTGGTAAATTGTTGATTTGCATCTCACCATACGGGAAAAAACAGAATGATGTTTTACCCACAGTTGCGCGTCCATTCTTCGTAAAAACATGTACGTTCTCATTTTTAATAGCGTTTCGTTCTGTAAAATGTTCAAAGAAAGATTCTCCTTTTCGAGTGGCTTCATGATTGCCAGGAATGATGTATGTTGGGATAGTGACTGAATTGATATAGCTTAGAAATAAACAGATTTCATCTGGTTCTGGTTTTTTATCAAATATGTCACCAGCTATAATATGAACATCACAGTCACGTTCAAGATCTAGCAGTTTAGCAAACATGCTTTTAAATCTACCCATTTGCCAAGTGTATGGTACTTTTTTCTTGTGCAATAGTATATGCCAATCTGCACTACATAAAATCTTAGTCATTTAGTTTATCCTTTATTTTATTAGCTACTTTACGATTCCATATAGGTCCAAAATGCCTATTATCTTTAGCTAGATCAAATGGTATATGATTATTGTCACCTCCAATATGTCCACCAAATTCTTGTTCTAAGTCAAGTATATTAAGTATTAGTATCCTATCAGAATATGCTCTAGTTAATATATTAGTATACTGAATAGTTGTAGTATCAAAGTGTATATCATCGTATATTGTATCTACTGTTCTACTTTGCAGTTTATCTAATTTAATTCGTTGCAGAACTGGTAAAGTCTTTTTATTTTCTGGTGTTATTCCAGCTTTCATTTCTACTCTTTTATTAGAAGTAATATATCCTTCAGGAGTATAGGTAATAATTCTTTTAGGATATGACCATATAATAATTATCTTCTTAACGTCAGTTTGTTGTAGTATATTCATAGCATTAAAAAATGTAAGTTCTCTTGATGATCCTACAGCTCCTAAATTTACACAATGAGTATTTGTAATCTCTGTTAATATGTAAGGAATTGTATTTTCTATATCATTAGCTTCACCAAACACATGAGAACAACCAATCATAGCATAACTTGTTTTCCAATCTATTGTGTCAAACTCTGGACATCTGAATCGTTGCTCATTAAGTTCTGATAATGGAGAGTATCTTTTTATTCTCTCTTCATGATACTTGTGCATCTGTTGTAATTGTAACATTTAATAAATTGTCTTTCGTATAAAAGTATGCTAATTTAGTTGTCTAGCAAGTGAACAAAGTTACACCGCAGGTGAAAAGCTATTGAACACGCGTCGCCTATATGATGTTGCGTTGGCACGAAGTGCCACAGCGGGGAACGTAGTTCCATATAGTTTACTTGCCGGCTACACTTGCGTCTATTTTTAGGAGCCATGCTTGTTCAAATGATTCTCTAGATCGTACTTGTATTTCATGATTTCCCCAAATTCTTCTAAAATAGCTGTCATACATTGTTACTATATGTTCATCAGCCCATTCATCAGGTATCAAATGTCCTTTTACACACCAATGCATAAAATGTGCCTCTTTTAAAGACACATTCATATATAGGCTATAGGAATTTAATTCTCTAACCACCACCAGCTCCCCAGTCATCGAGTATGTCACACATGCTTGCCATTATAGCAAATAATGGGTCATTATGTAGTTTCTCTGAAAGATTAAAGTCATCAATATAATCGTCTTGAATCTTAAAGGCATCTCTTTCTAGTTCTCTTCTACAAGACACCTTTTTGTATTCTCCATTTACGTATTGTAAAAAATGTACTAATTCATGTATTAATACTGAGTCATAAAATCCTTTACCATTCATAGATTCTAAAGGTTTATCTGCTATAAAAATTCTATTAGCTTCATGCTCAAAATATCCTGCAATATGACAAGGATCAGGAACTTCATCTAAAAATAAATCTTTACACATTTGTTCTGTTGTTTTTAATGATACACTAGGTAAAGTTTGATCTTTATATTCATAATTACTATTACGAGTGATATAATCAATCATAGCTAACATTTTTGTTTCATCTGCATTTACTGGCAAGTAGGCTAGTATAAAAAATATAATATATTTTAACATAGTAATAACCTTATGGTAAACGGCTCCTGATTAATACCAGGAGCCTATATTTATTTACTACTACTTTGGCTTATAATCTTAGTAACATCACCTTCAAAAGAGTGAGTACCTACATGATTAAGTTTAGTATTAGGATCTAACCAAATTTCACCACCAAGCTTTTGCCATCTTCTACAGAAAGTATAATCTTCAGATAAATATCTATTATCTTCTGGATCATGTATGGTATCAAAAAATGAATAACAATATTTGTTAAACTTTTCATCAATATTAGAATCATTGCGATAATGCAGTTCAGGGTATGCTTGCATCATTTTCTCAACTACTTCACGTTTAACTAAGAAGAATCCAGTAGAGGCATCTAGAACTTCTACTGCACCATTTTCTATTCTAATCTGTTTCTTTTCTTGATTGATAAACTTAAAATTAATAGCATACTGAATTGGTAGAGCTTTTTTAGGATAAGCTGCTGCCATAATAGGTTTATCATACGCCATCATTCTAAGAAGATCGTCTGCTTGATACTCAATGTCTGCATCAATAAACATTAAATGTGAACAATCACTTTCTAAAAACATAGCAGTTAGAATATTACGACCACGAGTAATTAATGATTCATTACGTAGTGTAGTAATTCTAAAATTAATACCATGTTGCATAAATGTTTGAGAAGTTCTAAACATTGATAAAAAGAATTGATCTGTGACCATTCCTCCATAACAAGGAGTAGCAAAAAAGATATTCATTTCTCTTAGCTTATTTAGATCAATAGTAGCTTGATCACCTTCTACAGCTTTAAAAGCACCAAATGTTTTAGTTGGTGCTTTTTCTGTAGGATTAGAATCTGTATTGGTAGATCCCATATCCGCTAGTGATTTCTTCATGCTAGGTCATCCACATCCTCTTGTGGTTTAAATTCATCGGAGACATCTCCAGCAAAGTAAGCAGTATTTTTAAGAAGCCATTCTTTTTGTTCTTCATATGATTGACGCTTGTAGATTTTAGAAAGATCAAACAACTCTAAACCTTTTTCAGCATCTGTTAGTGCTGCATTATTACGTGCAGGAATACAAGTATATTTAACATTTTGAGGAAGTGGTCCTGTTTTTTCTTTCTTGATAGTAAGGTCATAGCCACTATCATCATCTGAGGGATTTCCATAATCAGGATTAGTAGCATAATCTACAATTTGTGAGTAAATAGTAGAACGAAGATCAAACAGTTTAATCTGTCCATCTGCTCTATCAATTACATTACAAACATATGAAAATTGTGGTTTATCTGCATAAATAGCATCATCAATTTCTTTAAAAGGATCTTGTGCGCTATTATCAAATGACTCTGTTTCACGACTAAATTGTAGACACTCTACAGGCATTTTTTTACCTTCTGTTGTTACTACCCAGTAGCAATAACGTGGCATTACATCGCCTACTAATCTTAATTTAGTATCACCAATACTCATTGTGAGTCGTTGGATTTCTCTTCTTTGTCCACTACCTGTAGACTGTTTACCTTTTGCTTTATCCCAAGCTACCATTGTTTTCTCCTATGTTGAACGTTGGTTCTTATGTGTAGGACGTTCTCGAAACCGAGAACTCTTGTGGAAAAGATATTTTATCATCCTCATAT